ACATTTCTCACCGATGCAGGAAAGAAATTGTAATTGGCAAGTTGCGCTCCATCGTAGACCGCTGAGATAATTGGAGGAGTCGCTGGAAGCCCATTGAGCGCGGAGTAAGACGAAATCCGAGTCAGAGAGCAGCGAGAAGTTTGAAAGCTAGTTTGACCTCTTGCCAGCCGTTTAACCAACTGGTGGGCTATTGGGAATTGGCTTTCAAGCAGCGGCAACTTGTTGTTCTTCGGATCTTCTGCCGCTAACTTTATGGCTGAAAAATACAACTCCGTATCAAGATTCTTCTGAGCCTCTGCCCTAACTTGGGGTAATTCAAACAGAGAAGCGTCAACGTACTCTGTGCGGAACTCGTATCTAGTGTTAGGCTCCTCTTCAGTCGGATCTCTTGGAGCCGTTGGGTTATTGGTATCTAGGAGAGTGCCAGAGTAAACAACCGTCGCTTCGGAATAGGGTCCGTTCTCGGTGATCTGATACTTACCACCGGCAAGAACCCAACTTGCAGAAGCTATGCGGAGAGCGTCTTTGCTTCCACGGTAACGGTAAGTGATCTGCCGTCCGGTTCCGTCTCCTCCGCTGTATTCTCGGGATACCTCAAGGTATCCAGATTCTACATTTGAAAGAAACTGGTTGTTGGTCTTGATCGTTCCCATATCAATCCCGAGTATTTTCCGCAGTCTTGCCGGTGTTCTTTACGATTTGACGAAGCTGCAAAGTCTGCTCGATAGCCTGCTTGATAGCAGTGTCTTGAGCGGATTGAAAGCCAGTAAATCCACCAATTCTAGCCAGCGGGTCTTGTCCTCCACCCAACGAGAATCTGGCTCCTTTTACCGCTTCAAATTCCGGTGAACCAATTGGAGGAGGGTTTTTACTAGAATCAAGAGTGCCTCCAGTTAATGATTGATTTTTCTGTAACTGTCTCGATAAGAACTCATCAGAAGGCCCTCGGATCTCAGCCATTTTGACGGCTTTCTGAGCTTTATCAGTAAACGCAGCTAAATCTCCATAAACCCTAAAAGCAGGTCCAAGAGCAGCTTTTAGTGTTAAATCAATAGGAGTAGCAGACAATGCTTTAAGAAGACGCAATTGCTCTTCAAACAGCTTGTTGTGTTTATCTAAGCTATCAAGTTGCTCTTTCTTAATAATTACTCTATCAGCAGTGTCTTTGTATTCAGATAATGCAGACGCAGTGTTTTTGAGTTTTAATCCATAAATCTCAATCATTGCGGCTGTGGTTTCAGCAGAACCACCGGAATCTTTGTGAGCTTTAGATGCTTTTATTGCTGCATCAATTGTAGAAAGCTCTGAGTTGTAAAGGTCATCAGATGATAACTTTAGAGCATTAAGAGCCTTTGAGTATTTCTCGTTTCCCATTGTTGCTTGAAGGCGAGCCTCTTCAAACTTCAATAGGACAGATGAAAGCTTATCAAATGAAACCCCAGTATCACCTGCTAAGATTTGAAGCCGCTGAACCTCATCTGTTGTGAGATTCATTTGGTCTGCAACATCTTTGATTTCACCAGCTAAATCCATGATATGCTTGGTGTAAGCAGTTATTGCAGCAACAGAAAAAGCCGCTCCAAGAGTAGTTGTAACAGATGCTTTGAAACTGCTCCCAAACTTCTCACCAACGCTTTGAGCGCGTTTGACACCCATTTCAAACGCACTGGCATCAAGCCCAAGCTTAACTAGAAGAGAAAGTACACCCATATCAGTTTGAGTTTTGGCTTTGCCAAATGGCTTCGCTTTGATCGTCCCACAACTGAACCTGTCCCATCATCTCTGCGTGAGCTAGAATCAGCCTCTCAGCGTCACCAATGGGCATCTTAATCGCGTCATCCGGTCCAATGCCGATATTGAGGCAACCAACAAGCACACGCTCTGGCCATGGCATCGCTGGACGCTTTGATTTGGCTCCAGCTTCCATCAAGACTTCAGGAGCGGTTGATTGATCTTTCAGCCACAACTGGAACTTCTCGGATTCCGCAATCAGATTGAGCTTGGCGATCCGTTTTCCCCACAACCACAAGACAAAATCCTTCCAGACGGACTTGATGGATCGAATGGATTCTAGCGGAGACTGTGAGCAAACAACCACAGCCTCCACTAGATCATTTGAAGTAATTTCCCCACCTAGAACGTAAGGAGAACCTAACCGCTGCAAAAGAATCGCATGACCTACGGTGTAGGGAACAAGACGAACCCCAAGCACCGTTGGTGCTGGAGGTCCGGTCTCTGCGAGTATCTTTGCAAGATCTGCCACAGATTACAGAGTGTAAACTGTAGCGTTACCAGCCATTGCAGTCGTATCAAGATACTTGGTCAGAGTAACAGTGACCATCACCTTTCCGCTGCTAGTAAATTTGACGCTTCCGCCACCTGCGTAAACGTAATTGCCATCCAAAGAATTTGAAGCTCCGCTACCGATAGTCACGCCGTCGCTAGAAGCAATTGTGGCGTATCCGTTTACAGCAGGGAGACCAGCGGCAAGCTTGGCTTGAGCAAAGCTCGCAGCGGACGGAATAAACGTCACGTTGAGCGAAATACGCTCATTAGCGGAGACCTGAGCGACAACCTCACCAGCAGAGTTCTTGATCTGCTCAACGTCGGCTTCGTGGGTTGCGTCGTAACTCTCAATTGTGGTGATCGCTCCAGTCGTCAGAGCCGTTCCACTAGGAGTGAAAAGTGTTATCGTTCCTTTCGCTCCATAGACTAGAGCGAGTCCTTTTGAGTTTGCCATGTTGTTGGGTTGTTAAATTGCGTTTGCTGCTGCGAAAATTGTCATGGAGCGCGTGAAAGTTCTAGCTCTTTCGCTAGTGTCATTGATGCCAAAGTCAGTTGGAATCGCGAACTGAGCGTTAAAACCTCCAGAGGGGTCTGTATCGTCTGCGTTCAACTCCGAAATGTTGCCGTCAACGTACAGGTATTGCAGCAGATTTTCAAAGACTTGAACGACTGCGAGCAAGTGAGGCTCTGAGGTATCGTCTGCACTCAATTGCAGAATCGCGGTGACATCAAGTTCGCAAGTGCGATCTAAGGGATGGACCGGAACCGCAGTTGATGCTCGGACGATGATGCGCGGAAAGTCTGGCATCCGGTCTTCAAGATCCGCATCCGCAAACGCACCGTGTCCGTAGCTGGTAAGACAAGCAGGAGTCCCAAGCGGAGACGCTGACCAGTCTTGAGCAGCAAGCCAATCAACCAGAGCGCGTTCAGTGCGTAGAGCTACAGCGTTCATTTAACAGTTACTCCATGTTTCTCCAGCACTTCTGCGGCCTCTTCCATCTTGGCTCGAATGTGGATCTCAAGCTCTTTCGCTTCGTCGTCGTAAGCTTGCTGCATCGCTTTCGCGTAGATCGAATTCACCTTTCCGATCTGGTTGTCAGCCAGCCCGATATTCATACGAACGTGAGAATGCGGCGAGATGCCAGCCTTCGCGTTGTAGGAGTAAGCGGAAGATCCACGGTGTACCGATACGTTTTCGGTTGGTAGTCCGTATTGATTGGCCAGATTCAACAACGCTTGATTAGCTGCGATCGAACGAACACCAGCGGAACCTTTGCGAGCGCGTCGAGTGCCACCAAACTGGGTAAACGAAGGAGAGAGCTTCTTGATGCCTTTGACGACGCAAGATTTAAGGTAACCAACTGAGCCAGCAGCACGACGACGCAAGCTGGCTGCTGCCTCCCGCATTCTCTCACCGTAGAGACCTTCCTTACCGGCTTTCTTGTTCTTGGCTTGAGCGATCAAGTGGACCACTCGCAATTCACGCGAGCGACCAACCAATTTGCCGGTCTTCTTGTCTCGACGACGCTCTCCAACTGGACGGTTGAAGTAATCCAGAATCTTGTTTCTCGCTGCTTGCGGTGACTTTGGTGGAAGCAAGCAATACAACCTAAGCAGCAGATAGAATGTGCGAGCGTTAATGGCATCAGCCAGAGACCGCTTAGTTCTCGGGAGGTACTCTCTCCAAGCAGCGGAAAAGCGGGTTGTATCGACGACGACGGTGGGAGTCATTTGGTTTTGGCTCCCAAGTCCAGAACGTAATACGCACCGGAGCCATCGCGTCGAGCGGACATAATCCGCAGTTGTCGTCCGTCGTAAGTCACCAATCGACCAACTACCGGAATCATCTTCCCAAAAGTCGTCAGCAAGCGGTCAGTGTTCTCTTGAAGGATCAAGCTTCCAGACTCTTGCAAGAGCCGGTCAGCGTTAGAGCCGACATCACAAGACCAGACAGAAGCGTCAACGGTTACAAGCGTGGAGTCAGCCAATCGCCAGTCAGCAAGCTTAACCAGAAGACGGACTTGAACGTTGTCTTGGAATCCACCAGCAATGACCGAGTTAGAGTCAGTGATTGCAGCAGGAAGGCAACGGACCAGTTGACCCTGCCACAGAAACGACGGATTCCCCATCGCTCCCTGAAGGACCGTCATTCCAAGTTGCAGACTGGTAGCGATCAGATTCACGCTTTGAAGTAAACACCAGAAACAAGAATGCGGGAAGTGGCTTGGAGTTGGCTTGTAAGACTTGTGATGTCTCCGTTTTCGTAATGGCTCAACTCGCAGTAGGAAGTCCCACCAACAACCTTACCAATGACAGAAGTCTTCGCTTGAGTCGTCGCATTGTCCAACCAGATGGACACAGCAGCGTCGTAGGTCGCAGCATCAGGAAGACCCAACCGCAGGTTTCCGGTCGCAGAACCACTTACCGAGTTAATGGTCAGATCAACGGTAAATGTCTCAACAAAACCAACAGCCGTTCGTCGAGCCGTGTTGACGGTAAAGTTAAACGTTCTACCACCACCAGAGTCAATCAGCGTAGGAACCCACGTTGACGGAGCCAGCATCGGCAGCGCGGCGTAGATCTCCGAGAAGTTGTCGTTGGCCTTCTGCCAAGACGCACGGAGCGTGTCTCCGGTGTTGTCGTTGGCTGTCGTACCCGTGTTGATGACTTGTTGAGCCATGGTTCAATCTTTCGGCAATGCGTACCAACCCTCGGACAAAGTTATTCGGTTGCTAGAGCGCACAGAAACACCGTCCGCTCCTTTGACCCAGACTCGCGCTCTGACGTTCTCAGCAAGCCTCACCGGCTCACCGTGGGGCACGTAGACAACGCGAGTCCCACAGCCGCAGCTACCCGCCAGCGCGATCAATGCGATCCAGCAACTTCTGCTTAAGCTCTTTGTCTGGTTTTGCATCTTCGGCGGTGGGAGGAGTTTTAGCCAGACCAGTCAGCCACTTTAGGAGAGCGGTGATGATCTGCTCGATGATGTTCACTCTGACTTATTTTTGTCCGCATCCTTTGCGGCAATAAGACCAAAACCAACGGTCACAGCGGCAATGGTAGCAGCAAGATCAATGTTGGTTGTAGGATCTCCATCGAACAGTGCTTTAAGCGCACCACCAACGGCAACCATGATTGCACCAACGCCAGCAAGAGTAGTTTTCCAGTTCATTTTTTGACAGCTTTCCAAAGTCCAATTGCAGCAGCAACAAAAGCCAACACAGCGGCTCCAAGTTGAAACCACTGTGTTAGCTGTGGGATAAACGAAACCGCACCAGCAGCGGCAGCGGTTGCTAGAGAGATTCCAACCCCACTGCTACTGTTGGTGTCAGTTTGCATTACTCGGATTTAGGTTGAGCAGCTTCAACGATGATGTCCACCAGCGGCAAAGCAACTTTTGCGTTCTGAATACCACCAGCTTTGACTGCAATGTCGATGAGTTGCAGCAAACCGTTGGCTTGTTCTTGAGTCAGCTTGACGATGATTTCCATATTAGGCGACCGGAGCTTCAACGACAGCAGCCTCCTCCGCAACCAAAACCGGCTCAACCTGCGGCAACATCGGAGGCACGATCATCTCGGGCTGGGGAGGAACCACCGGCACCCACGGCAGCGGCGGAGCGATGACCGGAGGGTTGATCTGGTCAGCGATCTGCGCGGAGACGTTCGCTTCGATGGCGGTCTTATCGACTCCAGAAGCGAAGCACCAATCCAGCACCTGCTGCTCGGTCAGTTGGTCGTAAGGCGTGAACGAACCGCTCGGCGGAGCGAACGACGCGCTGCCGTAGCAGGTGCCGCTGTACTGATCCTGCGAGCCGTTGCAACGCCAGTCGGCGGTGATGACGACATCGGTGAGACTGCCTTCGGTCGGTTTAACGAGAAGGCGTTCGATGATCCAGATGATGGAGATATTCATGTTAGGCGTTCTTCAGAGCGTTGACTTCAGCCGACAGTTCTTTGATGGCGGCAACCAAGATCGGAACGACTCGGGACAGATCGACGCTTTGGGTTTTGATTGAACCGTCTTCGTTCACAGCGTCTTTCTCTCCAGTAACAGCGGTCGGAACAACCTCGGCCAATTCGTGGGCCAAGAAACCTTCTCCAGCGGAACCGTCAGACTTCCATTTGTAGATAGAAGGCTTGAGCGCATTGACGCGAGCAAGACCTCCGATAAGCGACTGCACAGACTCCTTCAGACGATAATCCGAAACAGTGTTGTAGAGAACACCTGTGGTTCCGTTTTGCGTGATGTCGCCAGTCTTTACACCGTTGTAAGCGAATATGCTGTAAGCAGCACCAGATCCGGTTCCGTTAGGATGTCCCAGCGAAAGAGTGCCAGCAGGGAAAAACTGACAGCCATCGGTGAAAGCTCCCGAAGTGGTCTTACCCACCAACAGATTCCCGCTCGCGTCGAGCCTAACACGCTCCGTGTAAGCCGCACCAGTCCACTGGCTAAACGTCAGGAAAGTGTTGTCCGAAGTTCCACCGGCAAGAATGCGCTGCTGATTACCAAAGCCCATCAGCAACGAGAATGTGTCTCGGATGATTACCGTTCCATTGACATCCAGCTTAGCACTCGGCGTAACCCCCACGCCGACGTTGCCGGAGGAGTCTACACGATAACGCTCAGTCCCACCCGTTGTGACAGCAAACGTATCTGCCGCAGGATAATAGATGCCAGTGTTAGTGTCTCCGGTCGTTGTAAGAGCGGGAAGCAGCGCGGTGCCAGCAGCAAACGTCGAAACACCCGTCACACCCAGCGTCGTCCCCACCGTAGCCGCGCCGGTGATGGTGGCGGAGGCGAGGGTGGCGGTGGGAGAACAAGCGAGAATGTTGTTGATGCTGATTCGCTTGGTAGTACCGGATGCCGCCATTGACGTATCTGAAACGTCAACAATCGGCATCATGTCGTTTGCGGGATCGGCCGTAGTAAGGGCCGTAAGGGCTGTGATCTTAGTGTCTGGCATGGGTCAGTTTGATTGAATTTGAAGTTTTCCGTCGTCCTCCCGAAAGAGGAAGTCAGCGTCCTCTAGCAGAAGGGAATCAAAAGTTCCGAACGTGATAACGAGTTTTCCGCTGCCGTCTTCTTGCAGCACAAAGAACTCGTCCTCTTGCAGAACATCTCGACGCAGCACCGGCGCATCAGTGCCACCGGCTTGACCGGAGAACAACCGATTGAGTGCTATGCCGATTGAGATCATTAGCTGCGAGCGAGGAAAGCCACAACGCTACCGGATGAGATCTGGAATCCAGTGATGTTGCCCACCAGCGGTAGGCCAGCAGGGATCGTCTTGGATGTCCAAGTGCCGGAGATCTGGTAGCCGTTGATGGACGTAAACACCGTCGGCTCGGTTGGAATCAATGCCGAGTAATTTCCGGTCTGGGCGGCGGTGCTGGTGACCAGCGTAAAGCCTTCGCGGCCCATGCTGTACTCGGTCGAGATGTCTGCTTGAACGGCCATTTGGTTTTTCGGTTAGAGGGGAGGCTGTTAGCGTATCCAACAGCCTCCCCAATTTCGGTTTGTTAACCTTTTCGAACTTTCGGTGCTAAGGCTCCTTGTACCCACAAGATGAGCTTGCCTCCCTCGGGAACTGAAACAGTGTTGAAATTGTCGCGTTGGAGACTCGCGTCAATATCGGGACCAGAAACGAGCTTACTCTTGCCGTTCTTGTCCACTGCTACGGTGGTTGCGATACGCATATCCTTAAGGATTAAGCGGTGATCAGCACTTCAGCCTGCGTGGTGTCCGCAGCCGCAGCGCCGAACATGATGTCGTAAGATGCCATATGAGCGCGGGAAGCGCGGCTATACCACACAGAGAGCAACACAGACAGACCGTTGCTCAACTCAACAGTGCGCTGCTCAACGAACTCACCAGCGATCATCCCAACCGGAAGACCGCTCGCAACCGCAATAGCGTCCTGACCGCAGACGAAACCAGCGGTGTTCGCAATAGCTCCAGTCCAGTCGTTCTGCTCCAAGATGTTCGCAAATCCGAAATAGCCGTTGTTCAGGGGACCGTATCGCGCATCAGGGAACGGATTGGTCCCAGCGGCAGCAGTCAACTGACCGGAGAACATCAAGCGAGCCATGTGACTACCATCCAACAGCAACAACTTCTGTCGGTAGTTCTTAGCCAGAGCCAAGATCGCAGGGAGGTCGCTAGTGTCGAAGTTGGCAGCAGTACCAATGACAGTGCCAGCACCAAACAGAGCAGCGGTCATCTGAGCGGTGACCTTCTTGCTAATTGCAAGAGCGAAGATCTCAGCGGAACCCTGAGCGAGATCAGCCAACTGGAAACCCTGATTCAACTCTTGCTGAGTGACAGTGAAAGTCTTGGTGATCTGGTTAACAGTCACCGAGGTAGCAGCCAGAGTGGACTCGTTGTTAGAGTTGTTCTCGAAGTCCGTCAGGTTGTCCTGAGCGTCATCACCACCAGTGAACTTCTTGACCTGAACGGTAGCGCGGGGGCGCAAGTTATCCAGACCAACGTTGCGCGTAAAATTGGCAATCATGGCCAACTTAGCAGTCGCAACAGTAATGACCGAGTCAGCGAGGTAATCGACAACCAGACCGGCAGCGAAAGTGTTCGCGTTCTGGGGAGCGATCAAGCGCGACTGACGCAGCAACTCGCTGTGGTTCTGAATCAAGAAACCCTTACGCTCCGCACCAGCGCGGAGAGACTTGTGCTTCTCCAGCAGCGGGTTGCCGAGATTCTCAATAACGGGACGCACCGGATCAGGAGCGGGAGCGGCGGTGGGCGATTTGATCGAAGCCTCCAAAGCGGAGAGCTTCGCGAGAATCGCGGTGAGATCAACGGAAGCGGCAGGAGCAGCCGCAGCCGTCACAGTAGTGCTATCGGACATATTTGTGTCGGGTTGTTGTGTTGGTTGCGGCAAAGAAACTTTGCCATTTTCGCTGATAGCGTTATTGCCATCCGCAGAAATCTTGTCGTCTGGGGATTCATTTTCCTCCAGTTCTTCACGCTCCAGTTGAGCGTACAGAGCGCGGAACCAATCGCGTCCAGCAGCACCTCCCCAGAGGTTAGCAGAGACATCAGCGGGACTATTGGGTTCAGCCTCAAGAAAGCGTTCATTGCGACCCCACCAAGCGTTTGCTTTCTCAACCTTATCTTCGGTGGGGATTTCTCCAGCAACGAGGGATTCAGCCTCAGTCACAGTCTGTTTCTCAAGACCATCACCAGCCAAACCTTCAGCATATTGCTCCAGACCTTTGCGGAGGTTGTTCTTGACCGTCTCAGGAGCGGTCTTGGTAACGGCTCGTGGATGCCACTTAGCAGCCATTGCAAGCTGTTTGATGGGCTTGTCCACCAGACCAAAAGCCAGAGCTTCAGCGGTGGTGAACCAAGTTTCCGATTTCATCGCAGCGCGGATCGACTCTGGAGAGCGTCCCGTCTTTTTAGCATACACCCCAACCAACACTTCGGCGTGTTGATCCAGAGCGTCAGCCATCTTCCGCATATCTTCCGAAGTACCGGAAGCCATGCCAGAAGGATCGTGGATCATCATCAGAGCCGCATCTGCCATCTCTACACGATCACCAGCAAGAGCAATGATCGAAGCAATCGAAGCCGCAATACCAACCACTCGGGTAGTCACCGGAGCTTTGCGACCGCGCAACTGGTTGTAGATGCTTAGACCATCCCAGACATTACCACCGGGAGAGTTGATTTCAACCAAGAGCGGACCATTCCCAATCTCGTTGAGAACGTCAGAGAACTGCTTAGCAGACAGTCCGCTGCCGCCATACCAATCCTCGCCAATCTGATCAAAGATCTGAATGGTAGAAGTCTCACCAGCAGAATTTGCCGGTGAGTAATAGAGCCAATCTGATTTCTTGGTGAAGCTCATTCGGTTTTCTTGGCTCGCGGCTTACGTTGCTTTTTGACTGAAGCGGTCACTTCGGTTTGTTCTACAACAAGCGGTTGCGATCCACCTTCTGACGGAGCAACTGGAGACGGAGATTCAGAAGAATCGTCTTCGATGTCAATAGCCGGTGCAGCACTAGCCGCAGGACGTTCTTTCTGAATCACCGAAATCTCAGATACATCAACTCCGTATTTGTCAGCAAGTTGACGCACAAACAAAGCTTGCTGTGCTTTTGCTTCCAAAGCAGAACGCCAATCAAGACCCCGCGCACCGTAAACCTCATCATAAGTCAGAATGCCAGCTTCCAACTCAGCCAACTGAGCAGCGGAATTACGGCCAACATCAACGTTTGGAGAGCGAGGAGCGGTAATGGCTACTTCGTACCAGTCAGACGGAGCGTCGTTGAGCGTAGGATCGCTCTTGATAGCGTACTCCATGACGTACTCGTAAATACGACGAGCCGCTGAAGACATCACTTGATGTCGAGACTTAAACCACACAGCAGACATATCTAGCGCACCGCGATAGACAGTTCCCTGCATGGACTCGGGATAAACGAGAACGTAAGGAATACCAACACCAGCACAGACCTTCTCGGTCAGTTGACGCCAGTATTCCCGCATATTTACACCGGGACGTTCTGTTGCGAACTGCTCAAATGAATCACCGTTCTTAAGTACTTTAACAGCAGACCCAAAGACCTGTTCGTAATAATTCTCAGCGGTGTTCTGAGTCGTTGAAGCAGTGCCAGCGCGGAGGTTGCTGGCTTGGACTTCACCACTAACAGTCTTGACGATCTGAGCGACAGAAGCACCGAGTTTGCAAGCTTCCATCTCCAACTTCTGCAAGTCGTCGAGATCGTGCAGGTCGTTGATTACAGCAGAGACAAACGGAAGACCTCTAAGCTGACCGGGACGATTCGGCTCGTAAATGTGAACCACCGAGTCAGAACCAATTGAGCGAACGTCTGTCAGATTACCCTGCGTCTTCTCTGAACCGATAAAATACGAGATTGCGCGTCCAGTCTTAGGGTCAAACCGGATACCGTCGAAAACGGTTAAATCAGACTCCATCCCAACCGGAGTCGCAATTGACTGAGCTTCGATAAGCTGAAGTCTCGGCTTTCCGCTCTCACCTTTAGTGAGAAGTATGAAGCTCTCACCATCAAAGAACCAACCGCGAGCCGCTTGGCTCATCATGGTTCCGAAAGACTGGCGAGAACCGATGTCTGGGTATCGGCTCCAGACATCAAACCACTTCTTAGCTTTGAGATTCCAAGCAGGATCGCTGGAAGCAGGTTGAACCGAGAAGCTAGAGCCAACGGTGTAGCTCTCAAACAGATCACCGAGTCTGTTTAGAACAGCGTTGTTCTGTTCAAAGAAACGGGACTTACGGACAATCGCTTGACGGGTTGAACTCGTAACGTCAAAGCGAGCGGAAGTGTAAGACGTATCGAGATACGAACGACGCAACGACTGACCGGCTCCTTCGTATTTGTTGACGGGAGGAGGGAAAAGCTTGTTAGTAATGGTCTGAAGGATTCCCATTAGCTCATTCTGGTTGTGGCTTCACGACGGAACTGCGTGAAATCACCGTAATAGCGAGTCGTTGCAACAAGAACACTGCCAAGCATCTTGTTGTAAATCTGGAGATCGGAAGGGCTTGTGATGCCATCTCCATTCAAAAGAACCACAGCGTAATCGTAATCACTCAGCAGTGATTCCCACATTTCAAGCATCTCACCAGCGGAGGCGGAACCCTTACCGGGTTCAGCGAACTCAACGGAAACGTCAGAGCTAGAAGTGCTGCGGACAACTTGACCAGACTCGATTGAATTAGCCGCAACCGTAAGCTTTGCAGTCAAAGCTTGAAGCAAAGTCAAAGCTCCAAGACTTGCGTAGGTAGTACGCAAATATGAACGCTTGGTTGCTACTGTGTAAGTCAACACTCAGCGGACTATTCACACAGCGAATAATCTGTCAACCACCAGAATTTTCTGAAGTGCTAGAAGCTAGATCATTCCAAAGCATGACCATAGCCAACTGCATCAACTCACAATCGTGCAAATGGTCTGGCCAGCGAGTGTTTCGCTTGAACCACAAGTGTTTGATTCTTCCCGCTCTGTTAGCAGTTGGCTTGAGAACGTGAGAGTCCAAGTGCTTCCAGTATGTATCAGAATCAGCCGCAAATGCCCCCTCAGCCTCAAGTGGTGCAGGGAGACTGCAAACGGTCCATTGATGACTTTCGGACCCTTTACGGAGCCGCTGGAGAACTTCTCGCATATGCTCAGTGTCAAAGACCAAGAGAGGCTGTACCGCATCAGTCCGCATTGACGTTGATGTCGTAATGCCAAACGGATGGATTGCGCCGGTCTTGCTGGTAAATCGCGCTCCGGTCTCGCGCCCCTTCATTGGTATCCAACCAATAAGCATTGGCTTTCTCAGCCCTCCTTCTGGTGGATACCGGAGACCGCAGGGATATGTGATTGGATTGACGCTACTCTGTGAGAACTCAGCGCAAGCATCATAGACAGCTTGAGTGTTGAAACCGGAATCAACACCAACGTCCATGTCGTGGACGTTGTATTGAAGTTGGACCCGTCGAAGTGCTGCGAAATCGTCCGCATGACCGGCGGCAACTAAGCGTGAGTTTCCTTTGATCCACTCTCGGCAGACCCACCAGATAAACGGAGCAGCGGCTTGCACGTCGGCGGTTAGGTAGCGTCTGGCTTCGGGGAGTCCAGCATCGGACACGATCTCAACCCGCTCTTGTTGTGACTCTTGGTTTTCCCACGGTTCAGCGAGCATACCGTTGATGAATCCCTGCAATCCCATCATTGAGCTTTTGGCTTCCAAGAATGAGACGGCAAGATGACCCCAAGTGCATTTGCGGTCTGGGGAGTAGAGGGATGATAAATGGTAAGACCTAACGCTTGGAAGGCTGGCTTGATTCTCGGCAATCCATTTCCCATGGCGCAACGCTGCCACTTTATGGGAATCCGAAATCTTACCCTGACACAGTTGGCAAACGTAGTGCGCTGACGACCGGATGCGCTGCCAATCTGGTTTTCCATCCTCAGTCTTGGCGTTGTCCCAAGTGACTTGCTTCCACTCCAATTTGATGTACTCGGAGCAATGCGGACACGGGATGTAATACCGTCGCTGGTCACCTCTAAGATAACGCTGCCAGATTCTACCTTCTGAAGTTGTCGGAGTGCTGGTGAAGAACGCTTTGGAGCTTGAGAATGCTTTGAGCCGCTGCTCTGCGAGGTCTAGTGCATCAGCTTCTTTAGCTGTGGCTTCGGCAAACTTGTCCACCTCATCAGCAACCAAGATTCTGACAGGCCGGGACGCTAGATTTGCCGGTGAGTTTGAACCGACAAAGGTCAGAGTACATCGGTCAAATTGCTGCTCCAGATTCGTCATCTGGTCTTGATCCGTTGGGAATCGAGCAACCAATGCGGGACAATCTTCCAGCAATGGCATCCAGCGCGATTTGCTGAAGCTTCGAGCCAGATTCTCTGAAGGCATTAGCCACAAAGCAGGGCTAGGTTCTGTGTCAATTGCCCACGCTAGACCAGCCATCAAAGTGGTTGTCTTGCTGGTTTGAGATCCCCAACATAAGGTGACCTCAGACACTGACGGATCTTTCCAACACTCAAGAGGTTCTCTGCAATATGGACGAACAGCGGTTGAGAAAGGTCCGGGATGTTCCGTTTGCCGCTGAGTCAACGTCAGGTTGGCTTCACTCCACTCGACAACCGTTTGTCGTGGAGACGGACGGTAAATCTGACGACGGAACTCTAGGATTTCTCGCTGTAGATCAAGCATCAGAACAACTCTGTATTGGATTCTTCAATCCGATGCTTTCGAGCCTCAGCCATGTTTAAGAACGCCATACGCTCGTTGACTCCATCCATTAGCTTGTCTCGCAACTGCACGTTGCAGCCCCAAGTTGCGTTTTCGTTGAAGATTTCAATCATCAGCACCAGACCGTCTGGTTCCAAGTGCAGGATTCCCCAGAACGGAATCTTGCAATGCTTCGTAATCTCAAGAGCGGCTTGAAGCTTAGACCATGAGATCATCCATTGGTTGCCGTAGGTTGACTCAAGCTTTGCTAGTCCGTAGCTCCGAGATTTAACCTCATAGCTTCCGGTAATTACGCCAGAGTTTTGGTTCCAGATAAACCCATCAATGCGCGAAGGCTTGTCATCTGCGATTGGCAAAAACCGGAGAACCGTGTCACGCTCAATGGCTCGCAGCGCGATCTTGTTTTGACGGAGAGCCTCCAACCCTCGCGGCTTCTGGCAGTTCAGGATTTCCATGGGTCAGTCTGGTGCAATGTCTTAAGGCAAACGTCTTGAACCCAACGCTCTAGCTCCCGCTCAGCGTGTTCTGGGTCATGCGGTGAAATGCGTCCAGCCAACTGCTTAGGCATCGACTTTAACAACTGAGCAACCGCTCCATCATGGTCCAGCATGGCTTTCTTAACCCAATCGCCAGACACTAGCTTGCGTTCACGCTCTGCGAGATCCAGAACGTCTTGCTTTGAGTTAATGAGGTTCTTGGCTGCGGTGGAATGCACCGAGACCATGCGTCCAGCGTCCAGAGATCGCGCTCTAAGGCTTTCAACGGCTAGACCATACGCTGCTCGCTCAATCTCCTTCTGTCGCTCATACGCTCCCTGCGGAGTGTCGTTGGCCACCTGCGAGCGATCAACCTTCTCTTCGGCTTCTGGTGGGCGGTAAGGTCCGTCTATTGGCTCAGAGCGAATATGGCTTGCTTCGATAGCAGCTTTCCTCCTTTGCGCTCCAGAGCCTCTCCAAGCGTCCGCTGCTTCTGCTGAGTCCAAAGGCATACCTTTAGAGACTAACTGAGAAACGCGACCTTTGGTCAGACCGCTGTGTTTGACGTATTCGCTTTGGGTCATCGCAACATCATTGGAAGCTCATCGCGCTTCATCTTGAGCAACTCGTTCAGACCTTTTTTGACCGTGTTGTAAGTCGGTTGCTTCGGGTCTGGTTGATAAAATAAGGCCACTTGATCGACGGTGAACGATCCGCTTTTGATGCGCTCAAGATGCCACTTTAAGGTGGAATGCCCGATGTTCAAAAGTAAGTAGTCGGTAGCTAG